TTACTTTATTGATATTACCATCTTGGGCTGCTAATCTAGCTCTTGAATTTTTTAAGATATCACCAGTAATTCCTAATTGGTTTCCAAATAATTTATTTATTACACCTAATGATTTGCCCGCAAGCCCTAAAGAGCTGTCTACTTTTTGTGCAAACTGAAGTTCTGTTTGTTTCTTTTTAACAATTTCACTTTGTACATCTAAAGAATCTTTTACTATTTTATTTTCTTTAGTTCTCCCATCAAAAATAGTAGCATTTAATTTACCTTGAAGGGTTATAGATTTATTAAGATCTTTTTGAATGTCTGCTGTAGACCTAAGGCCTTCTTCTTGTTTCCCTATAAAATCTAATGCTTGTGCTGCTACTTGTTTAGTTAAGCTTAATTGGGTTCTTTGTTCTTCATTTATTCTAGAATTTATACCCAATGCTTCTTTAAGAGAATCTACTCTTTCCCTAGCCATAGAGGCTTCTTCTTGAGAAAATTTTGAATCTTTTTTTGCCATAGTATATTATTATTCACATATAAATATAAAAAAAATAAAGGCATCATACGATGCCTCTACTTAAAAGTTAAATGTTGATGAAGGTGAAATGTTAGGTCCTTGAACTTGTTTGCCATCTCCAATTTCTTCGTTTCCTTGTTGTTTTTTTATTTCATCATTTTGTTTTTCTAAAAACTTATTTATTTTTTGTATATGGAATTTTCTCATCCATATGGGCATATTATAAACCTCAGAGTGTACGAAGCCGCCTTTACCGTGGTACACTAGATCATGGATCTGTTGGAATATAATACTTCTATAATTCGACGTCAGGCCAAAAAAAGTTAACACCGATGGGCAAAGCAATATTTTCTACTACTTCTCCATCCCCTAAAGTTAAATTCACATTTAAATCCACATCAGGAGACACATGATTTATATATTTTCTTAACTCTCTTGCATCTCTTGCTAACAACGAATTGTCTACAAATTCTCTAATTGTTTTTGGTGTAATGTCACCATCAACAGATAAAATTGTATGTTTTAAACGTGTTGTATTTTCTGGGTTAGAATTTTTGTTAATTTTTTTAAGACCTTTTAACTCATTTTGGATTTTAGTATCATCTGCTTGGGTTAAAAGTTTAAATGTAATTGATTTTTTAGAAAAAGGTAATGTAAAATCAAATTCATTTTTACCTTCTACAATTAAACTTTCATCTAATTCCTTGTCTTCTAATTCACTAAGATCAACACTTGCATCTTTATCCTGATATTTAAATTCATAATTTGCTCCATATCCTAAAATACGAGCAGCAATAAGAATAGCATTTTTGTCTCCTGTTAGTAAATCATTATAATCAATAGGTGTTACAATAAGTGATTTCAATAATTTGTCAATTACTGTTCCTTTTTGTATGTAATTTTGATTTGTTAAAATGTCTTCTTCTTTAGCAGTCATATACTTAATTTCAACGACTCCTGTTGAAAGTGGTGATTCTTTAGGGTATAATAAACCCTTTGATGGTAATGTAACTTCCTCTGTTGGAAATTGGTGTTTTGTTTCTTCCATAACGTTATTTAATTATTAAAACTAGTTCAGATATACATATATAGAGAAACAAAAAAAGCGCCAAATTAGGCGCTTTCTTTTTATATAATTTATTATTATTAGTAATTTAAGATAGCATAATCCATTCTAATAGTAAGATTAATATTCATTGGTGTGTCTGAAGTCCAATCAGCGTCTCCAAAGTTAGCTTGTTTACAATAAGCTCCTTTTAAAATCCACTCTTCAACTACATCACCCACAGGACCTAAAGCGTTAAATCTAATGTCTTTTTTATAGAAATCAGAATAACCATCTCTACCTGTAACTGACTCATGTGACAAACGAACCCATTCCATTACTGCTTGAGCACCCGATGGTGTTACTGGATCATAAAGATCACATGTAATGTCTTGCCAATCAGCTTTTCCTTTTATTTTTCTTTTCACATTAATGTGATCAAGTGTTACGTCTCCAAAAGAGATATTTGGTCGTCCTACTTTTTTAACTAGGAATGCTGGGATTCCGTCGATGTACATTATAAACCTGTTTTGTAATTTAGGTTCAAATGCTGTAAACATCATTTCGTTTGTATCTAATATTGCCATCTTTTATTGTTATTTTTATTATTCAATTATAAATATAATGCTTTTTAACTTTTTAGTAACCTCCGCCACCACCTGCACCACCTGCACCACCTGCACCACCTGATCCACCACCACCATCAAATGTAGCTCCCGTTGGTTGGATGTTAAAGTCTAAAATTATAAATTCAGCTGTTTTTGTTGGTTGTAAGTAAATAGCTCCTACTAATTGATTTCTATCAACTACATCTGGTGTGTTGTTGCTTTCATCCATTTGAACTCTAAATGCAAACAATCCTTGTCTTTGTTGTACTGATTCTAAATAAGGATTAACAATATTTAAGAATCTGTTTCTTGTTGCTGTTGTGTTTTGTTCAAATACTAAGTATCTTGAAGAACTTGCAATAAATTTCTTAACTGTAAGAAGTAATCTTCTAACATTAATTCTGTCTAACGCTGTTGATCTTTCTTGTAGTGTTTTCTGACCCCATATACAAACTCCTGTTTGTGGGAATGTTGCTATTGGGTTAATTTTATTGTCATATAAAACATCTCTTTCAGCTTGGTTTAATCTAATTTTAGCTTCTAATACATTTCCTAAAATACCTCTGTTTAAACCTGCTGGAGCAAACCATTCAGCTCCAATTGCATCTGAAGCTGCTATAGCTCCTGGTACTATTACTGATGGTGGTACTAATATTGGCTTATTAGCGGCAGTATCAAGCACTTTAACCCATGGGTAATAAACTGCAGCATAGTTGGTGTCTATACCACTTACGTTGCTTACAGCCGTGTTTACTGACGCTCCTACTTCATTTAAATCCATTACAAAAAATGCATCTCCTCTTTCTTCTACCATATCAATACCTGCATTTGTAACTAATGGGTGTAGTGAATGTATTACACCAGGCATAGCTAACATATTAATGTCATATTCATCTTGGTTTGAAAGAATGTCGATTGCTTTCTTATATCCTATGTATCCAGCTTTTGCTGTTGTACTTAAATCAAATCCATATAAGTTAGTAGCTGAAATATTAGCTCCAATTTGTTTTACTATGTGTGGTGCAATACCATCATCACCTCCTTGGAAAGGAATTGTAAATTTAAGTTGGTTTGCTGTTGGTCCTGTTGCTCCTGTTGAATCAATTGAAGCACTTAATGAACCTACAAATAAACCTGAATCTGCGTGGCCTGAAAAATTTTCAACATTAAAATCTCCTGATACGTTAGCTAAATTACTTTCTGGTAGTGGTTGTAAGAAATTTTCATTGTCTGATGATTTGTCTAAGAATTTAAATCCTAAGAAACCTCTACCGTTGTAATCTGTTGTTCCTAATGTTTGAACACCTTCGTATGAAGCTGAAGGGAAAGTTACTGCTGGTGATAAAGCTCCTACCCTTACTGTGTCTCTAACTGCTTTAAATCCTTTAGGTGATAATTTAGGTGAAAGTGCTTTTTCTTCTACAGCATTTGTCACTTCTACTCTAACATAATTTGAAATGTTTGGATAATTTCCAAGTAATTCTACTTTTCCTAATGTGTCATTATATTGTGGATATCTGTCTCCCATTACTCTTGAAATGTAACGTGGAGAATCTGGATCTAATGTTACATTATTATATTGTTCTAAAATAGATGGGCTTTTATCTTTATCACCTGTTTTTCTTAAAGATATAGTGAATTGAGAATATTGTTCAACACCATCAATGTCTCCTGGTTCTTTTACATTTGAAATTGAAACTTTATAATCATGACATAAATGTTTACCATGATCTAATGTGTGGAATTTAAATAATTCTTTTGTTGTTTTATTGGGATGAGTTCCTCCTACAAATTGTGAAGTAATAAATGGTGTGGAAGCATATCCATATCCTTCTGTTTGTCCAATTTCTCCATTGTATACTATATCAGCTGACTGAGTAATTAATACAACTTCTCTGTCTGCATGTAATCCTCCATATCCTGTTAAATCTGTACCCTGAGTCGTTGTTGCAACTGAGGCTGTAGTAGCTGGAAAAGTAGTAGATATGTCTACAATATTGCCCGCTTCTGCTGCAGTAATTGTTACAACATTACTAGCTGCTGTAGCTGTAAATCCTGGTTTAGCTGTAATTGAAGCTGCTGTTAAAGTAGCTAATTCAGCTCCTGAACCTGAAATATTACCAAGTGCGACTACTCCTAATGTTGATATGTCAATTTGAGTTAAAGAACCTGATAAATCAGTAGCAGCTGCTGCTTGTGTTGAAGTATCAAACCCAAAAGTATGTAGAACACCAGCAGATGACTTTAAGTAAAATGAACCTGAAGCTCCTAAAGATGCATCTTGTAAACTTGAAGTAGATATACCTGATCCCGCGGCAAATGTTGGGAAAGTTATTGTTGCTACTTCTTGAGTTGTTGTAGCTGCTATGTCTGTTTGTAAATTCTTAAAGTTAACGTAAGTGTAACCAGGAGTTCCTGCATATACAGTAGCCGATGTTTTACTATTATTAGGATTAGCTCCTAATTGTTTAAAAATATAATCTGTGTTAGCTGGGTTGAAGGAACCATTTAATAGAGTTGATGTTACATTACTTCCACTTAATGTTAAAGCAACAGATGTGTTCACATTTGCTGCTATTCCTGTGTTACCTGTAAGTGTTGTGTTTTTTAAATCAGGAGTAGATAAAGCTTTTGACGGATAAATAGCACCTATAAGTACATTACCTTGGGAACCAGAAACTGCTATAGCTATAATTTCATTTGTTCCATTTGTATATGTGTAACCTCCTCCGGCTAACACTCTACATACTGTAACAGATCCTGCACTTCTAAGATACTCTCTAACTGTTTGGGGAACATAAGTTTCTGAACTTAATGATCCGAATCTTCTTTCATATTCTGAAAAACTTCTTACTACTGTTGGGACAAATGCGGGTCCTTTAACTGTTGGTCCAACAATTGCTGCTCCTATTGATCCAACTCCTTGTGGTAAAAATGATAGGTCGTTTTCTCTTGTAAATACACCTGGTGAAATTATATTTTCTGCCATCTTTTTATATTATTTTAAAATTATGTTTTTTTTCATGGGTTTGTTCCCATATAAATATGGAAAAAAACTACAAACCAGCCTAAAGTAGGCAATTAAGCTTAATTCCTAATCACCAATAAATATAAAAAAGATTTTTAAAAAATTATTCTAGGGGACTAAAATTTCCTGTTTCAATGTCAAGACTTCCTTTTCCATATTTGTCAGTTAATTCTTTAGCTATTTCCTTTTCTAATTGTTCTAAATTAGTTAGTTGTTCTTGAAGAGATTTGTCTTGTTGTTCTAATTTAATTTGATTTATTTTAAGTTGACCAAATTGAATCATAGTTGTGTTTAAATCTTTTTGAAGATTTTGGATTTTGTCGATTTCTTCAACTGTAAATTTTACTTCAGAATTGGGTGTGTCTTGTTGGGGAGATTGAGGTGTATTTGGTTTATTATCCTCTATTGATTTTGCTACTTCAGAAGGTGAAGGTAATTTTTCTTTTATTGCCATAACTTTTATTATTAATTAATTCGGATATACATATATGTAAGATTTGAAAACATTAATTTCTATCAGTAGTAAATTATAAAGTCATGTCTGATGCCTTAATTTTTTATATCAATGCTAATGTTACTGTTGCTCCAAATACTAAAATTGTATTTGCACCTGGGGTACATTTAATTACTAAATCTTGAGTTAAAGAAGCAGGTATAGCTGTTATAGCTTTTTTTTCATTAAAGTTAGCTATAGTTGCAACAATGGCATTGTCTGCACCTGTTTTGTAATTGAATGATTTTACTGATACTGCATTTGATGTGTTTGCACTTGCATGTACTTCTACATGGGTTACTTTATGTAAAGGAGGTATTTCTACAAAAGCATAAAAATCATCTGCGCCTGAATACCCACGTGCTCCTAATATGTTTGAGGTGTCATCTTCAATAAATACAGGTCTACCTGTGTCATCATTATTTTGAAATTGATTAGGGAACACTTTAATAGTTATTTCTCCCTTTGTTGAAGATGATTGACCTACTACTCTATAAACCGCAGAATTTGATTTATAATATAAATGGCCATTTTTTACATCTACAATAAGATCCTTAGGAGAAAACTCCGTAGAATTGGGAAATGTAGATTTATTTTTTATTTTGTTAGCCACAGTTTTTAGGGTTTATTATAAATATAACTCTATATTTTTTATCTTAAAGCCACTGTTGCTGTTTTTACTACTCTACCATGGGTCATTGTAAACACTAAAGCATATGTTCCTCTATTTTCAGTTACTGTCATTACAACATCCATATTATTAGTGTTGCTTAAATTTTTGTCATAAGTAACCTTAGCTGTGTTAGTAGCAATGTCACTAGCAACAGATGAACTTAATGCCGTAAATGAACCAGATATTGTTGCTGAAGAATATCCAACCTTAGCTGTGTTTAAGGCAACAGCATCAAATATTTCATCTGTCATTACTCCCCAATTGTTAGTGTTCGCCGCGGGTAAAGAGGCATTATTACCATCTGATGAGTTAACTGTTAGTGAAGTTCTGTTTGCTGTTACAGATAAATTAGTAGTTGAATTTGAAGTTACTTCTGATCTTAAATAACGATGTATTTCTTTTACATCATCTGTTAGTTCTTGTATTTGATATAACATAGCTGCTTCGCTTTCAAATGCTTCTAACTCTAAATGTTTTCCACTTTCAAATGATTGTGATATTCTTGTTAATTTAGTTTCATCTGTTATTTTATGTCTGTCAACTGGTTTTCTGTCTGCTAATGCCATTTTTATTTATTTTTATTAGTAATAAGTTATAAAGTCATGTCTAATTCCATTACTATAAATATAAATTAATCTAAACTATTTATCTTACCTATGTTTGCTGTTGCTACTGTATTGACTTTTCCTATATTTGCTGCTGCTACTCCTAATACAGTGTGAGTATACCCAGTAGCTAAAGTAAAATCAATACGAGGACGTTGACCTGCACTTGAGGCTTCAAAAAAACGGGCTCCCAAATTAGTTGTACCAGCAGATGAAGGTGTAACATTCAAATAATCATTAGTGTAATCTAAAAAACAAACTATAACAACATCATTATTTTTCATGTCGGCTAATAGATCACTAGTAGCGGTTAAATTATTTTGACTACTTACATTCCATGTTCCTGATGTTGATTCAAATGCTTCACTATAAGTAGTAACATTACTTGCTTGTGAAGCACCATCTGTCCAACCAGGCATAGCATCAAAATCTCCTGTTGACAGTGCTGTTCCTCCATCACCCCCAAATGCATTACTTTTTACAGCAATAACACTACCATCATCCCCCGAAGACCCAACTATTTCAAATCGAGCTGAAGCTACGGTTCCTGTTATTCCTGATGTGTCAAAATACATAAAGGACCTTTCTACTCTAAAGGTAGTTCCGCCACCTCTACCTGAAAACGTATTTACTGCTGTAAAATTAGATGATGCGGCTTCAGCAGTAGCTACTGTCTGCCCTGTGTTAGCATCTCTAGTACCTGCCCAAGTTGAAGTAAAACCTTTGACGCGACCATCATCTGTGTTTGAAAATAATTCAGCCATTAAAATTCTTTTTTAGGCAAATAATAAATATTATTATTATAATAGCTATTAGATGGGGGATTAATCTTAATTTCTTGCCATGTTAAATTAGGTACATTAAATATGTCATTATTAGAAGGATTATTATTCCACCAAGTTGCTTTCCCTCCTGCTTTCATCAGTAATGACAATGATGAACTAAAATGTGTAGTATGTTCATCTCCATAAGTGTCATAAAATAACCCATCATAAGTTGATAATGAATCTTTTACATCATACCAACTACCTGTTATAACAGTTACATTTGATTTTCCACTAGCCCATTCTTGAGCTTTAGTTATTATTTGAGGATGATTTTCTATAATTGTGTGAGATGAAATTGAATGTGATTGTATGTATCCTGCTGACATACCCATTCCAAAACCAATTTCTAATATGTCTCCTCCTCCTTCACACACATAAGCTGCTGAAGCAGACATTAAGGAACCTTCCCAACCCATCATTACTTCAAATGTTGAATAATCATCTGTGTAATAGATTTTGTCTGATTCAAATGTTAATGTTTTATTTATATAACTCATAATTATGCACTTACTTCTACAAATGTACTGTCAGGATTAAACCATATATTACCAGCACTAGCATGTAAACAATAGCCAATAATTCTAACTATATTACCATTTCCTGAGGGTGCTGTTGCGCTTGCATCTCCTGCTGTAGTTGTTAAATATATAGGGTCTCCTACAGCTCCCGGATCATGGTCTAAAGTTACCATACCCCTTAATAATACTCCATTAGTGTCTGAAGCCGCCCCTAAAGCCACACCTAACAGTCCATCTGATTTGGTATTATCATCAGCATCTGCTAATTCCCAAGTTCCATCTGATTTAAAATGGTATATAGCACCTGTTGTCATTGATGTTGTACTACCAAAGAAAACTACATCTCCTCCTTTATGGTTACCATCAGTGCCCGAAGAAATTTCAACTTTTCTTGTATCTACATTTAAAGTTCCACTTGCACTTATATTACCTGAGGCTGTTATGTGAGAATTTGTGCTAATATACCCACTTGCGCTTATGAGACCACTAACTGTAGCCGATGGGTTAAAAAGAGTGTTTAACTTTAAGATTTCATTAGATTCATCTCCTCGCGTGATTGTTAATATATAAGGACCTGAGTTGTCAATATGATATCCACGTTCGGCCGAGTTAACAGGGGATTGTATTCTTATACCTGCATCAAAACTACCAGTTCCTACGAAATCAGCATTGGCTCCTAGTACATTACCACTTGCACTTATATTACCAGTTGCACTTATGTTACCAGTTGATGTAATATCGTCGAATGTAACATCTGCCGTTGTTGCAACATCTTGACCTATTGCTATGTCGTTTGCGTTTGCAGTTACACCGGTACCACCAATTACGTTTAATGTTCGATTAGCTGCTATTGTGCCACCTCCAGTTAGACCAGTGCCTGCTATAACACTTACAGCAGAGTGATCAATGTGTTCATTTGCAACAAAATTTGCTAGTGAATCATGATCGATTGTTCCTTGTGTAGCTGTACTTACTGTTCCCTCAAATAAGGTAGCTGTGATTTTTCCTGTTGAAGGATTATACGTAGTTGTGCCATCTGACTCAAGTCCTAAATTTCCACCATCTAAATCACCACCCGCTACAAATACAATTGGATTATTTTCGTTTGTAGATTCATTGTCAGTTATAGTAACGGTTGTTG